TGGTCTCATGTCTTTAAGTCTTTTTAGTTCCTTCGACATACCCCTTCCTCCTACAATCTTTTTTATGTATGCACCTCACGCTATAATTTTCGTTTTAAACGATTTTTCTTGCGTGATAATATTTTTACTTGCCTCGAACCATTTCTCTTCGTCTGGCGCATCATTTTGGCCCAGGAAGATGGCCCAGCGGATACTCATGCTGCAGGTTCCTCCGATGTCCTTCGGTCCGCTCCTGGCCCATTCGATAAACCTTTTACCGATGGCCTTAATCGGGTTGTCCGGGTCCTCTATAATTCCTTCTGCTACTGCCAGGGTCATTTGTGTGTCGTCGGTGATCTCTCCTGGTACCACGTTCAGCCAGCCACCTCCGATCATCTCGGTTACTCGGCCATGCTTCCTGGCGATCTCCTCCTTGCTCATAAACTCCAGGGGAGCTCCTAACGCGTCCCCTGTTGCTACGCCGTACAATGCGCCGGTGATCTTGTCTCTTATATTTCTCATCCTCATTCCTCCCTAAAAACTATAATATTCTTTTTCTGCCTCTTCCTCGGTGTGAAAGTCCATCTCTTCCAACATTAAGGCCTCCAGCTGCTTAATGGTTTTCTTGTCCAGCTTGGCCTGTTTGGCCGCCTTTATCATATATCCGATTGCCGCTGCGTTGGTCATCACCGCTCCTCCTCTCAATCCTTTTCTGAATATTGATAAATAATATCTCCGTCTTTAATTCTGTAAATGTCGGCTGTTTTGGCCCATCGCTGTTTTACGACAAGCTCCCAGTATTCTTTGTACTCGGTCAAATAAAACTCTGTTTCCTCCATTCTCGTCCTGGTAGGGTAGTAATGAAAGCTAACATTCCCCAGGTCCAGTTCAATGCATTTCTTTTGGAGCTCCAGGATGATGTTCCGGGTCTCCTGGTCCAGCTCGTAGTAAGGTTTCCCCACGATTATTCCTCCTTCATCTTTTCTGCGCACTTGCTACACAGATCCTCTTCTACCCAGTAGCAGCCGTCTTCGCATGCGTTGTATTGGGTGCAGCCGCAAACTCTGCACTTCTGTTCGCCTTCTTCTTTCTCCTCTTCATCGATGATGTATGCCATCATCTCTCTTAATTCGTTCTGCACTATGTTCCTGGTGAATGCTTCACAGAAAAGTTTCCGCATGTCTCTGGTGCTGATTCTAATATCCATATCCACCTGAATGTCTTCGATGCAGCGCTCTACAAGCTCTATAAGTTCCTTCTTGGTTCCGTACCACTCGTTTCTGTATCCCATGTTCTTTCCTCCTTGTGTTGTTTTGCCTGCTCTTGGTTGGTTATCCACCCGCGCCGCGTGGAGGCGGCAGGCTCTGCGGGCATGGCACCTATCAAGGCGCCGGTTGCTATATGTTTGGGTTCTTTAATCTTTTAAACTCTTCCTGGAGCTCTTCCAGCTCGTGCTTTTTCCGGGCTATTTGTTCCTCGAGTTCCTTTGCTTTAATTGCCGTCGGCAGCATGTCGGCTATTATCCTGAACCCGAAGGTGTCATAAAGGCTGGCGATCTGCTTCTTGCCTTCTGTCTCGCTTATGGCCGGGTGGAATGTATAAACAGTTTCTATTGCTTCATACTCTTTGTCGGTGAATTCTCGCTTTGTGAGATTTTTGAACTCTTGTTTCGTCATGGTTAACTCCTCCTTCTCAATACTTGAGAACATTATAAACTGCCGTTGGTTAATAGTCAATAAAAAAGATCACCAGATATGAAGAATATCTGGCGGTCCTTGTTTGTGTTATTCATCCGGGAACGTCTCCAGCGTTCCTATGGCGGCGAAGGTCTTTTGCTCTTTCACGGTCTGCTCTATCTTGGTTTCAAGCCAGAGCATGAGGTCTCCATATAGGTCTTCTATCATCTGTTTGGCCTCGTCCGTGAGCAATTTGAGAGCTATGTCTTTTGCTGTGTTAAATGCTTTTTCCTGGGCTTCCTTATCAAATTTGCCCTGTTTCTTGAGGGTGTCGACATATGTCTGGGCCGTATAAGTGACGGCCTGTAGGACTGCGTCTGTTGCTTCCTGAAGATATGTCCTGACGAGCTCGTTATTGATCTTGGTCGTGGTCTGATCTGCCTTGACCTTCAGGTATTTCACCAGGTAGGTAACCAGTACCGGAATGGCCGGAATAACTACGACCTGGATTATGGTTGTGAGTATCTCTTTCATTTAACTTCCTCCTCTTTATTGAAGTATCAAGTCTTCGAGCCTTACGGCTGCTGTGACTTGACCATTGATTCCTATAACTGCACGGTCGCCTTTTAATTCCTGAACATCATACACTGTGTTGTATACAAAGCTTGCAAGGCCGCCGCCGGTGTATGTCTTTGCTCCATTTCTGACTTTGACTCTGCTGCCTACCTTAATGGTTGGAGCTGAAGAAACACTTCCAGCAGATACCGGCGTTCCTCCTTCAGTTGTAATGAAGGTATCGAAGCCGTCAGCTTTTAACTTGGCTGCCATGTTGTCGGCATTTGATTTCACTGAATAAGCGCCGATCTGTACTTTGTAAAGGTTGTTTGCCTTTACAAGCATGGTATCGTATCCTTTGGCCTTAAGTGCCGCCATGGTTCTCTCTGCGTTGTCTTTTACGCTGTAAGCCCCCACTTGTACCCTGTAAAGTGTGGAACCTCCTGTATTGCCTGAAGGTGCGTTTCCTTTTAATGCTGATATGATTGCGTCAAACTGGAATAATGCACCTGGGCAGTTCGGTTTTGTAATCGGGTTTATCTGGTAATGCCCGACAATGTGTTCCCTGTCCAGAGGGATTTCCACACCATAAATGCGTTTCACTTCGCTGCGAATGTAGGCGATTAATTCAATGGTTGCTGCCAGCTGTGCGTCTGTGAGCTTACCTTTTGTTTTGGCCCATATTCCCTCATGCTCAATGCTTACAGTGTAGTAATTGGCATTGGTTTTTCTTTCCCTTACTGCTGCAAGCGATGACTTGCCGTAGTATGTGTTTTTGCTTGGGTCTGTGCTCGTGCCATTGCACCATGCACCGTCGGTTAGTGGAACGAGCTGCGTGATGCGGCCATCCTGAGCGACAACAAAATGAGCTGATGCTTCGGCATCCGGATTGCAGAGCCAGCTCACAGCTCCTTCGTATGAGCCCTCGGTGATGTGGCACACAATCATGTCTGGTTTCCAGCCATTACGGCCATTGTACTTGTTCGGTGAGTTTTTCTTTGTGATATTCATGATTAATTCCTCCTAAAAACTTTGATTTTCGACATTTTCAGTCGGTTGTATTGGTTGTGTCTGCGCATTGTTCAAGTCATAAATGCTTCCATCAATTTTCTTTCCGTTCTCGTATCCGGCTTTAATAAAATAAAAAGCCGTTACCGAGCTAAACGGAACAGCCACTGTGGAAAGTATTTCGCTGGGTACCCTGTCTTGCTTGAACCATACCCATAAAGCGAATACGACGGTTCCAAAGAAAAAAACTGACGTCACAACCGCCAGCCACTTTGAAAAAGTCCACCCTTCTTTTGTTTTGTATGCCTTATTCAATATGTATCACCACCTCTCAATACATGTTTTTTACACCTTGCTCTGTTAGGAAGTCTTTTTGCTCATGCTTTACCTTCTGGGCATATTCCAGCGCCGCAGTGAGCTCTCCATTGCATTTCCCGTCCTTTATTGCGCGGGCCGTAGCTTCTCCCAGGGCAATTGCAGCACCTATTCCCTTAATTAGCAAGAGCTCATTTTTTTCTCTGGCCTTATCGATTTCCTCCCTTTTTGCATCCCTCTTTGTTATGTTCCTCTGGATTGCCCAGAAACATAATCCTGTCACTGCACTCGGAACTCCCATAAAGGCCAAGACTGCTATCATATCAATTTGCATCGATAATCCTTCACCTCTTTCCCTCGTCTGATTGCTCCGGTACAAAGCCCAGAGCTTTGCGTAATCCATAGCTGTTGAAATGTTTCATTACTCCGAGATAAGATGCCTCCGTTGCCCGCAGGCTTTCCTCGTCAATTTTGCCGCGTTCGTATGCGGACCTGACATACTTCAGCCTGGCTTTCATTTTCTTTACGCTGGATTTTTTCAGTTTGCGATGGGTGGGGAAGATCCGGAAGCCTACAAATTCGATGCCTTGACTTATTGGCCTGATCGCTGTCTTTTTATTTAGGTTTAGCTTTAATCGTTCCCATAGAAAGTTCTCGATGTCGTCCTTTATCGCCTGGAGGTACTGCTTATCATTGTGTAAAATAATGATGTCGTCCATATATCGGATGTAGTAATGAAGCCGCAGTTCCCTCTTTGCATACTGGTCCAGCTCGTTTAAATAAATATTTGCAAACAGCTGGCTGGTCAAATTGCCTATAGGCATTCCTTTGTCGAAAAGCCTATCCTCCCTTGAACAATCCTCTGGGTCCATAAATGCCGGCAGGCCAAATGCTGTATGTTCGCAGTTGATTATCCTTTCGAGTATATCCAGTAGGTCCTCGTCTTCGATTTTCTTTCGGAGGATGTTCATTAAAACTCCATGATCCACCCTGTAGAAGTATTTTGAAATGTCCAGCTTTAAATAATAATACCGTCCCTCCTTTCTGCTTACTTGTCTCATCCAGTATTGAAGTCGATCCGCCGCACGGTGGGTGCCTTTTCCTTCTCGGCATCCATAGCTGTCATAGCGGAGCGGAACCCGATGTTCGTGTTGACGTTCGAGCGTGGATTGTTGCCGTTCAGACTGAACACACCGGCTGCCGAACCGTTGTTCCAGTTGCCGCCGCGATACGCGAGCTCCCCAAATTAAACG